TGTCGCTGATCTTCACCGTGAGCGTGCCGCCAGACGGCACAGGTGCACCCTTCAAGCTCACCAGACGACGCGTGAACTTGACGGGGTAGACCTCAGTCCGTGCGGACTGCTGGCTGTGCCGGCGCATCTCGGTGTCGAAGCGCAGGCTCGTCGAGGTGATGAGCTGCGCGATCAAAGTGTCCTGCGACACATCGGCGACACCGATGCCGAGCAGGGCTTTCACTCGTGTCGATGTCGTGTAGTCCATGATCAGAGCACCGCGTAGGTCACATTCGAGGTCGCGTCAGGTGTCACGATCTCATTGAACTGCACAGCCACGCAGGAGGTCTGTGCGCTGGAGCTCGGCGTGATGTAGGCGCGCACATAACGCTTGGCCGTCTGATGGTTCACCAGCACCATGCCCGAGGTCAGCGCGACATCGCCCGAGATCGTGGCGACGCTGCCGATGTTCGAGAACGACACATTGTCGTCGCTGTGCTCAATCTGCACAGTGACGCTCTTGCCCACGCTGGCCGCGTTGATCATCACATGGAAGACTGCGAACCGATAGTTCGCGCCGTCGATCGCAGTGCTAGCACCAGTCCCACCGCCGGGAATACGCACCACGGTCGTACGCATCCCAGTCCGTTGATCGTTACGCATCAGAGCACCTCACCTGCGAACGGGCTCGCGCCCTGTTGGTTCTTCTGGTTGAACTGCAAGACGGAGATGATCGGCACATTGTTCGTGCCGCCCACGAATGTCACGCTCGCACGCACATACTCCTTCACCGCATCGTGCGAGATCAGGATCGTGCGCAGCGCATCCGTAGCGTCTCCTAGACCAGTGTTGAATGCGAAGGCCGTGCCCGAGACATCAGTCCACGATGAGTTGTCATCACTGTGCTCCAGCTTGCCCGTGATCGAGCGCGAGCCCGTGATGTTGATGGTCACATAGAACACCGCGTGCGAGAAGCCACTCGGAGTAATAGCCGCAGTTGTTTCTGTTGCAGTCAGTGCCACGCCGGGAGCGCGTAGCGGTGTCTGCTTGAATCCTAGCTTGCCGTCAAAGTTCATAGGTCGCCCTTCTTCTTGCGTGACTTGCGCGGTGCCTCAGGCTCAACACTAGCAGGACTTGCAGTCGTGTGTTCGACGGTAGGCGCAGCGGCCTGCCAGCGATTCAACAACGGCATCGGCCATCGGCTCTTCGGTGTCTCGATCGCGTTCGCAGTCGCCGGCACGAGCTTGAACTCCTGACCCTTGATCTCGTTCGCCACCCACGCGTCGTCGAGATCCAGCGTCTGGCCGCTCAAGAGCCAAGTCTTGTTCAGGCCCGATGCCTTGGGATCGTGGAGCACATACCCGTGCGCAACCATGTACAGCTTCATGCGTGCAGTCTACTCAATAGAAGAAGCCGCCACCGATCTCGTCGGTGACGGCTCCCATGCTTCGCTCGTCTGGATCAGTCGAGGTTGAAGACCAAGGTGTTGGCAGTGAACGCCGCAGCCTGTGCGTAGTTCAAGCCGACCACATACACACCAAAGTTCGAGGTGCTACCACCCGTGCTGGTGTATCGAATCTTGATGTAACGCTCGCACTTATCGGTCAGGGCCGCAGTGCCCGTGTAGGAACCGAGCTTGATGCGAGCGTACTGAACACCAGCAGCCGTGAAGGTCGTGAACGCGGCACCAGTCAAGTCTGCGTAGGTGCTGTTGTCCGCGCTGTCACGCACTTTGATGGCGACATTGGTGGACACCACGCCGACATCCGCGACGATCAGAAGCTCTTGGAAACCGTTCGTGTCGATTGCGCTTGAGTCCTGATCGCTAGCAGAGGCGCGGGCGATAGGGCTGAACGCAGTCGTCACCAACACACTAGTTGCGCTGTTGTGCATCATTTGATTGTTCTCCTTCTAGTTCGTTGTTAGTGGATCAGACGCTAACCGTGGATGCCACGAAGGCTTCGGGGTAACGCACGCCCACATCGACCGTCATACCAGCGAGGATCTGGGTCTGACGCTTGGTGAAGTTCGTGCCCTCACGCGAAGCCGCGAGCACCATCGTGCCCCACTCCGCAACCATCGACGACGCAAACGCGCCGAGCAGAATCTTGTTATCGGGCAACTGCGTCGAGAGCACATAACGGTGACCGATGATGCGCTCGATCTTGCCAGCGTCGATGAACGGGCGGTTCTTCGGCTGGACATTCGCGCTGGCAGACGCGGGGTTGCCCGGGTCGACCATGTTGCGCATCGAGTTGAACAAGGTCGGGTGAACGGCCCACACGAACTCGCCCACGGTCTGAGCGTTATCGAGGAACAGTTCCTTCTCCATGCCCAACAGGTGACCGTACGCGGTCGAAGCCGACACCGAGGTGCTGGTCGTCCATGTGTACGAGTTCACACCGCTCGTGTTGTAGATGCCCGTCGGCTGACCAGCGGCACCCGTGCCGTTGAACACCGCAGCGTCGATCTTCAAACCGATGTCACGGGCCAACTGCGAACGAACCAACTGCTCCGCGCCCGGCGCGCCGAGCTCGATCAGGCGGTTCGACAGCGTGCACAATGCGAACACATCGTGCGGGTACAGGTCGATCTGGCCGAAGCTCATGTCACCGCTGGTGACGGCTTCCACTTCGCCGAGCCAGTACGCGGTCGTCGCGCCGGTGATCTTCGGGATCTGAACCGGCGAGCCGGTCAGGCCGCCCATGCGCACGGTGCCCGCGTCATAAGCGACGATGGCAGCTTGCAGCAACGGGATGATCTGGGCCGACATCACTTGGTTCGGGACAATGAAGCCACCGAGGCTGTCCACGGTGGTGACCATGTCCTTGGTCACGACGGCGGAATCGAGCGTGCCGGCAGCAGCCGAGCACATCTCGTATTCCAGCGGCGCGTACTTCTGGACATTGCCCTTCATGAGACCCGAGACGAGCTTGGAGAAGGAGAACTCCTTGACTTCCTTGCTGTCCTGAGCCAGTCCGGGCACGGCGAAGCGTGCGCTCTTGGCTTCGAGCTCACGACGCTGGGCGTCCAGCTTCTCGTCGAGTTGCTTGGCGAGACGCTCACACAGGTCGGCGTCACGCTTGTCGAGGTTTGCCTTCAACTGGCCGATCAACGCCTGTGACAGCGCATCGACCGAACGATCATTGATTTCCATTTTGAGTTCCTCTGCGGTCTTTGGTGTCACAGGCCGCGAGCAACGCGCTCGACGACCTGAGCGTAAAACGCCGCAGCGTCTACGCTTTTCGACGACCGCAGAGCGGTCGCCTGTTCGTGTTGCACCGTCACCGCCTTGGCGATGTCGGCTTGATCGAGACGCTTCTCCAGCGACTCCAGTGCAATCATGAGATCAGATAGCCGCTTGTCCAGCGCGGTGAGCTTCGCACTCATCTCTTCGCCTTCAGGCGTTTCTTCCGTCTCTTCGACTTCGACTTCCGTCTCGGTCTCCACTTCCATCTTCGTCAAGGTCGAGAACTTGTGAGCCACGAAGACATCCGTCTCCTCGTACTCGCCGCCCTCCATCTCCTTGTAGATCTTGATCATGGCAGCGGGGTCTTCGCTCGTGCCCTCGACCGAGAAGTCCGAGTTCGGCACCTCGATCTTGCCGTTCGTCTCGATGTCCACGATCTCACCCACGGCCATGCCGCCGCTCGAATCCCAAGTCACGAAGTCGCCGACCTTCAGTTCATCAGGCGCGGCCTTCGTCTTCGTGCCACAACCGCACGCGCTCTTGTCCGCCGAGGCCGTGCCTTCGCGGCACATCGAGTAGGCGACCGCGACCACTTGGTCGATCTTCCACTCGGGGTGCTCCTCGATGAGCTTGGGGATCTTCGACGACACGCACTCCTGTAGCGGGTCGGCTGCGGTCACGGGTGCGTCGCTCTTCGTGCTCTTCTTCATCGGATCGTAGGCCCAGTTCTTCAGCGAGATGTCACGCTTCGAGATGGGGCACGCCTCGCTGACGGGCTCACCCTGCTCCATGTTTCTCATGCGGGCAACGAACGAGATGGTGCGCTTCGCGTCCTCGATGAGGTCAGCGTCCCAGTTCTCCTTAGCGGTCTCCAGCAGGCGCAGGTTGCGCTTGATCACCGCGTCGGCATCGACGCTCGCCTTGCGGCTGCACTCGTTCTCGTCCCACGCCTTGAGCTCCGACGCGCTCATGTTGACGCTCTCGCGCCACGCCGAGTAGGTCGCGTCGAGCTCGGCCTGATCGACCTTGACCACTGCGCCCAGTGCGAACGAACGACGCGCCGGCGTGATGCGTGCGACGCTGCGCAGCAACTCGTCGGCTAGTGCCCGACCGATCTTGCCGCGCTTGACCATTTCGTCCATCGCGCAAGAGACGGGATCGCTGGTTCCCTTTTGTAGCAGCGCGTTCGGGTTCGCGGGGATCGAGCAGTTCGAGAGCTCGAGTTGCTGCTGCTCCTCGTAGAGCACGCCGTACGGCCCGAGGTTCAGCTCCTTACGCTCGGCCTCGTTCTTCGGCTTGTACGCGCGAGTCGGCACGAAGCCAACGGACACGGCACGCAAGCCGCCCTCGTCGATCATGCGAAGCACGGCCTCGCTGACGGGGTTGGCTTGTTCTGAGAAGTAGGTGATGGACTCCATGAGCACCGGCCGGCCCTCGGCCATCTCTTGGTTCCAGTCGTGCACCTTGCCGATCGGGAAGCCGTCGGAGTCGTGGCCCCACAACGCGATCGGGTTCTTGGCGAACTGTGTGAACTTCCAGCCCTTCACGCGGATGATGTCGCCCATCCGGTCCCGCGTCTCGTCGCTGGCGATGAAGCGACGCGTGCGCGAGCCGTCGGCCATCTTGGTCACCGGCGCGACGATGCCGCGCACATGGATCGCTGAGGTGTCCGTCTTGATGGCGAAGATGTCCTCGACCTTCGCGGCCTTGAGCTCCGCGTCCGTGGCGATGCCGTTCAGAATGCGGGCAGCGAGCTGCTGCACTTCGCTGTTGTTGATCAGGATTTCCATAGGTCAGGACATCGCTTGGACAACGGGTGAGAGCACACAGCGGCAGTTGATGACTTCTTCTGGTGCGCCTTGCGGATCGTTCGGGAAGCGAAGGTTCGGCGCGAACGCCTCGCCGATCTTCCGCACTTGGCCGTCGAGCTCGAGGTGCGACGGGCGAGTCGTCGCATCGTTCGACGACACCCACTCGACCTCGGCTACGCCGGCTTCCTTGTACGACTCGATCGCGGAAGAGTTATACGCTTTACCAGTCTCGGTGCGTGCGATCGTGAGCGCGCGCGCTTCCTTGTTGCCGAAGACCTTCGCCATCTCCTCGTCGATCTCGGGGAGCACTTCCTGAATCGACGACGCGATCTCGCTTGTGGTCGTCGGGCCGGACAGCTTCTCGAGCATGCGGTCGCGGATCTCGGCCGACAGGCGCGAGGTCACGCCCTCGACGATCTGGGCACGCTGGTCGGCGATCATGCGCAAGATGCGCGGATCGGTGACCTCGAGTTGCACACTGCCGACCAACTGCGCCGCGTCCGCGATGCCCTCGCGCCAAGTCGCCTGCAAGCTGTTCACGATGAGCGCGTCCATCTGAGCCGCCCACTCTTCCTTGTTGAGCAGGAGGTAGTCCTCGACTTCTCGTTGCGTCCACGCCTTGACCATGACGGCCTTCGCGTTCGCGCCAGTGATGCCGTTCGCCGCGAAGTCTTGGATCTTCGCCTTCTGGGCTCGCTCGTAACGACGCAGCCAAGTCAGGACATCAGCAGCCAGCCGACGCTCGGCCTTGTCGAGGGTCTTGGCGTACACGCCCTCGACGAACTCGACCCGGGCTTCGCGTGAGCCCAGCACCTTGGTCATCGACTTTGCGGCCACGGGCTCGACGGCCGGAGCCGCCGGCGCGGAAGCACCGCCCAAGATCTGGGTGGCCTGCGCCACGCTGATGCTCGGGAAGGCGGCGTTGATGAGCGCGGCACCGCTCGAGGTCGATAGCGTGCCCGTGGCGACTTGCTGGATGATGAGCAGGAGCGACTCGACCTGTGCGCCGTTGAGGCCCACAGGCGCGGTCGTAGC